TATTGAGATCTCCGGATTTTTATGTAACATTTAAAAATGGATACAAATTATACGGAAGAATAGCAGGTGCAGCCGGAACAACGGTTCTTGGTTTACATGTTGATCATGTATGGATTGATGAAGGTCAATTGTTCATGAAAGAACCAACTGATCAAATTCAGGGTTGTTTGAATCCAGGTCATGTTATTAAGATATTTGGTGTCCCAAATGGTAACAGAGACTCATATTTATACAAATGTTCAATTGATGATGATTTTGAACAGTATACAATAGATAAGTTTAAGGATCCATCATTCACTGAGAAGGAAAACCAGAGACTTATTAAAATATATGGTGGTCTTAGTTCACAGGGATACAGAAACAATGTATTAGCAATTTGGGGTGGGTTGACACATATGACCTTCCCAGAACGTCATTGGAGAAAGTGTCAGTTTGAATTACTTGATTATGATCCACTAATTCTTAAAGGTAAGAAAAATCAGCCAGGAGCAGTAAAGTTTAATGATTTACGATTACCTCCAACACCATTAGATGTACAAATAGGCATATCAGCTGATATAGGATATGATCCAGATCCAACAGTTATAGGTATCTGGGCAAAGAAAGACGATATATCAAAATTATTTTTTAAATTATTAGTAGAAAGAATAACATTTACGAATCAAGCGAAATTATTACATATGCTTGGAAAACACTTTAGTGCAAGTTTTGTAGCAGTTGATGCAGGCGGTGCAGGTAGAAGTGTAATATTAGATTTACTTGATGACACAATTTGTGAAGACAAAACATATAGAGCAGTTGAAGTTAACTTTGCCGCTAGGGTTAAGACATTAGAAAATGCTGATGGTAAAGATGTAACAGAAAAGATTAAGTTCTTTTCAACATTACAGATGCAACTTGGATTTGAGGATAAAAAATTATTATTTCCTTCAGCGGATTTATCAATAGAAAAAGAAGTGCATGAAAGTACACAAATGAGAGTAGCAGATGGAACATATGTGTATAATGAACACCCAGATCATAATCTTGCAATGATGAGAACATATGTCATAGCTCCCTGGATCATGGATTCAAAACAGGTAACAAAGGCTAAAAAAGGAACGCCTTGCTTCGGCATGGTTGAAATGTAGGAATGGAGAAATGGAGGATACATGAAACGAAAAAAGACAGTAACTAAGAAATCGGTAGCAAAAATGACACCAGCTAAAATAAGAGCAACGGTCAAAGCTACAATTGCGAAAGAAGAAAAAAACAAAACATACGGTGGAACAATTGGAACTTTAGACTTAGGTGGAACAGAAACAAAATCAAGAGAAGTTTCAACAGCAGAACTAAACCAGATGTTTTATAAAACGTCTGAGCCATTGAGAAAAGGAATTGATACAGCAGCCAAAGGAGTTGTAGTTGGTGGGTACAATTTTAGTCCGTGGAGAGGGGAAGAGTTTAATGAAAGACACTCTTTGGTACTTCATAGATTTTTTGATGAGCCAAATGATGATGACGAATGGTCAGATTTGTTAAAAGATGTTGCACTTGACTTACTTACATACGGTGATGCTTATCAAGAAGTATCTGTTAATGTAGCAAAATATTTAAGATTTAAGAAACAATTGAACGATAGTAGGGTTGATCCATACAATGTGGATATACCATATAAGTTATTTAGATTAAATCCAAAGACCATGAAAATCAAAACAGATAAGCATGGTAAAGTAACTGGATATACGCAATCAATTGGTAGCGAGAAGGTGCCGTTTTCTCCAGACCAAGTTATTCATTATAAATTTGCAACTCCGTTGGATGAGAACTACGGTACATCCCCAGGGGCGACGCTTAAGAATTTAATAGCATCATACATATACGCAACAGTATATAATGCAGAGTTCTTTGAAAATAATGCAACACCTAGATTACATATTGATTTAGGAGAAAATGCAACACAAGAAGATTGTGATAAATTTATAGCACAAGCCGAGAAGGTGTTAAAAGGTCAGCCACACAAAAATTTAGTCACTGGTGGTGGTGTTACAGTTAATCCAATATCAATAAGAAATGATGAAGAATTCCAAGAATATAGAAACAATATCATGCTAGAAATTTTAGCACAAGTTGGTGTTCCACCATTTGTTGCAGGAATAACAGCTAACACAGGAACAACAGCACCAGATCAAATAAATCTTTTTAAGTCTTTGACAATAAAACCTATACAGCAAATAATTGCGTCTAGGTTAAATAGAAAGATTATTAAGAAATTGTTTGTAGGCGTAAAACTAACATATAACTTTAACCCAGTAGACTCTTTAGATGCAGGATATGTATCAACATTAGATGAAAGAGATTTACGTAATCAAATAAGAACGGTTAACGAAGTAAGAGCTTCTAGAGGATTGCACAAGGTAGAATGGGGAGATGCTCCAATCATACCATTCTCTAACGCAGCCATAGCACAACTTGATAGCGATGGTAATTCAAATGCTAACGCCAACAATAACAACAATGTCAATGATGATGCTAAGAAAAGGAAGCCAAAAAAGAAAGTTAAAAAAGAATTACCAGTAAAAAAGAAATAGGAGGAAGCGTATGGGTAACGATATTAAATCAGATGTAACAGATAAATATATACGTATTCGTCAAAAAGATTCTAAATTTTTTGAAGATAAATCTGATGTAACAATTACTATATCAGAAAAGAAAGGCGTAAAAGCAATAGTTAGTAAATTAAAGGATTTATCAGAAGAAGAAAAGAATAAACACAATGTAGATGTGCAGAGTTATTTGTTCGATTCTAAACTGTGGAATATTGACAATGCTAAAAAATGGATTGAAGAACATAAGAAAGATATAACAACCATGAAATCTCCTGAGACAGAAAAAACGAAAGGGTGGGCAGGAGATAAATTTGCTAAAGGTGCTCCAAATTACATGATGTATTTATCTGCACCTTATGCTGAAAGAATATGGTCATACAACACGCATGTTGTTGTAAAATCTGTGAAACTTAAAAAACATCTAAACGAATTAATATGGTTATGTTCAGACAAGGTTTATGGAATATATTTTATGTGTTCCCCAACAGCATATACGCTTGAAAAATTTGACAAAATGAGTTGGTTGCATGGTGTTTCAGTTGAAGAAAGAGTACGTTGGTGGCCAAATGCTGATGTTCTATATGTTTATGATATATGGAGCTACATAAGATTTGAGGATCCAATGAAATATAGAAAACCAAAAGGGTTTCAAATGTTTAAAGAAGGAAGTCCGTCCTTTATTAAAGATCCAGAGAATCCAGTAACTCAGGTAAAAATTAATATAGGTGAAGATGTTAAAAAGATGGAAACAATTGATATTTTATATAGCCATAGTGTTATCCATGAAATAGAAAAGAAACTATCCGACGGTGCGTCGGTTTTAGATTCAGAAGGTGTAGAATTCACGAAAGAAGATATAACTGGTATTCATAAGACACTTGCTGATAGGATGGAAGATGAAGGATATATACATGATTCTAATATTGATGCAGACATTGCAGAAGATGACATAGAAGAAAACTCTGACAATGATATCGTATTTTATGATTTAACAACAGAATAGGAGGTAATAAAATGGCAGAAAAATTCAAAGCAGTTACATTTAAGTTTCCGGTTGATATAGTAAAAAAATATACTGACGCAAGCGGAGACAGAGTTATAGAAGGATATTGTGTTACCAATGATGTTGATCTTGCTGGTGATGTTATAACAGATGATGCTATGAAGATGGCAGAGAAAGATTTAGAAAAAAATTCAACAGTTTTATACAATCACGATCTGGATAAACCAATAGGTAAGGTTGTTAGTTCAAAATTTGACAAGAAAGGATTATTTATTAAAATAATAATTTCTAAAGCAGAAGATTGCAAATCTATCTGGGAAAAAGTTACAGAGGGTATCCTGAATAAATATTCAGTAAGACTAAGGGTTTTGGAAAAGAAAGAAGAATTTGTTGCATCAGTTAAAAGAAACGTTAATTTTATTAAAAAAATGATGTTGCTTGAGGTGTCTTTGGTTTCAGTGCCAATGAACCCCGAAGCCAAATGTGTTGGCTGGTATATAGCTAAGTCACTGGAAATCGCTAATAATGGAGGAGAAGTAGAAATGAAAGAAGAAAAAAAAGACGCTCAAGAAACAGTTGTTGAAAAAGAAGAAATTAAAACAGAAGAAAAAGTAGTTGCCAAAGAAGAAGTTGAAATAGAGGAGAAGAAAGTCGAGGAAAAGGTCGAAGAGAAAATAGTTGAGAAGGAAATTAAAGAAGAGGAAAAAGTTGAAGATAAAGTCGAGGAAAAGAAAGTTGAAGAAAAAGTTGAAGATAAGATTGAAGAAAAGATTGAAGAAAAGAAAGTTGAAGAAAAAGTTGAAGATAAGATTGAAGAAAAGATTGAAGAAAAGAAAGTAGAAGAGAAAGTAGTTGAGAAGGAAGAAGTTAAATCAGAAGAAAAGAAAGATGAGGCAACCATAGTCGCTGAAAAAGAGGAAAAAGAAAAAAGTATCAATGAAACTAAGCTTGTTATAGGTGCACTTGAAAGTTCACTTAAATCAGCAGTTTCTGTTGATGATAAGAAAACAATAACAGATGCTATTGACATGCTTAAAGAAAAAGCAGGTATAGTAGCCGAGAAAGAAGAAGTTAAGAAAGAAGTAAAAGAAGAAGTTAAATCAGTAGAGAAAAAAGAAGTCGCAGAAGATGATATGAAATCGTATTCTGATGAAATAAAAGGTTTGATGGAAGAGACCAAGACTCGTTTGTCTAAAATAGAAGAGAGTTTCAGTCCAGCCAACATTAAAGGTATTATTGAAGCAGTAATAAGCGAAATACCAGGCATAGGTGGTGAAAGAAAAGGATTAACTGCCGATGAGGAAGCCGCAAAAATAGCAAAGGAGAACGAAATAATCGAGAAAACGCAGAAATTGCCAGTAAGCTTAAGGCTTAAGTCTGCACTCGAATTACAAGAAAGTAAAAATAAAATCTAAAAGCATAAAATGCTAAAAAATAAATTGGAGGAAACAAATGATTGACATACAAAAAGCTTTAACTACATCTGAGGGTACAGGTACTATTATACCCGAAAGGCTTGATCCTATATTGGTCGAGCTTGCAAATGAAAAATTGGTTATAAGGAGAGCGTTGAAAGCTATTCCTTGGAGTACAAATGCATTTCAGTGGAATGTAAGAACAGCGCTTACAAGTGCTGGGTTCTATAATGAATCTGATGGGTTTACAAACGGTAATTCAACATACGCAAGACGCACGCAGACTATTGAGATGATGAAAGCAGAGGGACAGGTTTCTCAGCTTTTGATTGATACGTCTGGTGGATACATAGATGCATTGCAGGCAGAAATAGTTGGAGCAGTTGAATCTCTGATGCAGTCTGAAGAAAGAGCGTTGGTTATGGGTAACTATAATGCAACGTATACTGACACTGACGGATTTGATGGTCTTGCAACACAGATCACTCAAACTCAGGATGCTGTTGGTGCGTCTCTTGGCTCAGCCGCTGGCTTAAACGCTGTCGACGAAGCCGTAAGGACGATTAAAAATGCTGGCGGAACACCTAATCTTATTCTTATATGTACTAGGGATGGGATGAAATTGAATCAGTATATGAGGGACTTAATGACTTATAACTGGATTCACGTGAACCAGGATCTTGGAACTACATGTGCCCATTATCAGGGTATTCCTATTTTGGAATCGCAGTATATCCCTGACAATTTAGTATATGGTGTTACACCTACCGCTGATACGTCTATTGCTATGGTATTAGACACGACTCAGATAGTTGTTCCTAGGGTTAGAGACGTAAGCTATGAAAAAGTAGAAACGTCCAACGATGGTATTGCATTTAGGGTTAAGCTGTATGAGACTCTAGCTGTTAAGGCCGCAGAAAGACAGGTAATTGTTACGAATCTTTCGTAACTGAAGTGATATTTTCGGGGGAGAGTAAATTGTTATTCTCCCCCCAACAAGGTAAAGGAGCAATACATGTCTTATGAGATCACACCAATATTCTATGACGAGCAATTGCTTTTGCAAGTTAGACATCTAACTCATGTTGGGGAAGAGGCTGTAACAGATGCGGATATTGAGTTTTATTTCGAGCAAGCAGAGAATACCATAGAATCAGATAGTGGAAAGAAGTTTGTACCAACAACGATAGAAGAAACTCGTGACGGTGATGGATCCGATAATATGATATTGTATAATATACCTATTATATCCATAGAAAGCTTGACAATCGACGGAACCAGTATAGATTCAGCCAATTATGTTTATTATCCAAAAACAGGTAAACTAACATTAACGGTTGGAACATTTACTACTATCTCTTTACAGAATATTGTAATAAATTATACATATGGTGATGTTGATAATTTTCAGAATATGCAGAACTTAGCATTTTACATGGCATGTGTTAAAACATTATGGTCATCAGGTGCGTATGAAGCTCAAGGTGCAACATCTGAAAAATATGAAACGTATACAGTAAATTACGCTGGTGGAATGCCTTACAGTGGTTTGGTAAAAGAACTACAAAAAAGCGTATCATCACTTGCAAAAAACGGTAGGAGCAAAATCTATAAGGTATGGGATGTTTTAAATGGTATTGGAAAAAAGACTTGTACATATAAAAAGAAAAGAATCTGAAAACCGAATAAAATTCGGTCAAGAAGTTAATATAACAACAAAAGCAGATGATCCTACTTTATGTCCAGACTGTGAATATGATACACAAATACAGGACTTCTAAAGATCCAAATTGTGCAACATGTGGAGGATCGGGATGGGTGTATGTAGAAACTCAATATTGCGAATATGTTTTAGTTAAATGGATAACAGAACTTGAACAGCAACAGAAAGAAGCTGGTAATTTAAGCATAGGTGACTGTATTCTTACAGCTAGAACAGAGTCGAAAGATTATTTTGAAAATGCAATGAAACATGAAACAAGATTTGATGTAGATCCACTTGGGACTAATGTTACACCGATAACAAACCCAGCAGAAGTTGTGGTATCTACGGTAGCAATAACAGCACTTAAGACACAGGTAAAAGTATATTGTAATAGGGTAACAGAAGAAAATTAAGGAGGAACCGGAAATGGATAAAAACCCAGAAATAAATAGTGAGATAGGAAAAAAGCTTTACGAACAAATAAAACGAAGAACAAACTACCTTTTTAAAGATGTTTTAGACTCAGCTGATGATATAAAAGGAAAAATAATAAATTACGCTGGAGATAAGGATGAAAGCTTTAAAATTTTACGAAAGAAGTTGCTTGATCGTGGTAATGATACTCTTAATATTATTGAGTTGTTTCTAAACGAATGTGAAATAGTAGGCATAAAATCAATAGTACAATTAAGTGATAAATTAAGAGAAGAGATAAAAGAAGAGAAATAGAGGTAATCTATGAAGCCTGCAGCCATAAAGTTAAGGGTTCGTGT